TACATAGAGCCATGGTTAGAACAGTCGGCAACTACAGGCCGGATCTATACTGAATGGAACACTGTAAGAGGTGAGATAGGCGGTACACGCACAGGTAGATTGTCGGCTAAGCCTACACTACAGACTATGCCAACAAGAGGGCCTAAAACCCCTCTGCCTGTTGAGCTACAAGGGCTGGTAATACCAAAGGTACGTGAGTTTATCTTACCTGATGAAGGCCATCTGATGGCGGCCGCGGACTTCCAAGCACAAGAGCTTCGGTTGTTTGCACACTTTGAGGACGGTAAGTTAGCTGAACAGTATCGTAAGGATCCGAATGCAGACTTACATACATTTGCTGCTAACCTAATGTCTGAAAAAGCCGGTAGGCCAATCATTCGTGACTATGCAAAGACAATGTCATTCGGTATTCTGTACGGTGCAGGCCCTAAGAAGATAAGTGAAATGCTAGGCATACCCTACAATGAGGCCAAGCAGTTAATTGACTTGTATAAATCTGAGGTGGCACCTGGCTTAGACAATGTCAATAATGACCTGATGACTAGGTACAAGCTTAGGACACCGTTCTCTACCATTGGTGGCAGATTGGTGAAAGGTGAACCACCTAAGATGATTAACGGCAAACTGATGAACTTTGGCTTTAAGTCACTGAATACACTGATTCAAGGCAGTGGTGCTGATATGGCCAAGCAGGCAATGATCGATTATTGGAATGTAGCACAAGATGGCAGGTTGCTATTGTCACTGCATGATGAGTTGATTATTTCTGTGAAGGCTGATGTTGTCCAACGAGAAGCTGATAAACTTGCACAATGCATGATTCATGCTTTTACGTTAGATGTTCCTTTAATCGCCGAAGCAAAAGTCGGCAATAATTTCTCAGAGGTTAAGTAATGGCATTTTCTTACTCAGCGGTTAAGCTTTACGAACAATGCCCTAGCAGGTATAAGTTTAATCGAATAGATCGATTGCCTGAACCTTCTGGTCCTGCCGCTGAACGAGGAACAGCTATACACTCTGAAATAGAGAACATACTGAATGGCAGCTTAATGCTGTTATCTGAGCCTGTGATGCACATGGCTGATAAGTTGGAAGGCTGGATTAAGCTTAAGGCGGCATCAGAACTTAAGTTTGCAGTTGATCATGCATGGCAGCCGGTTGACTACACAGCACCAGCAGCAATGCTTAGGGGTATCATTGACTTGTATGTAGAGCAAGGTGATGAGGCTACGGTGTTGGACTTTAAGACAGGTAAAGACAGAGATTACAGTGACCAAGTGACTGTGTATGCCGCCGTTATATTGGCGGTTAAGCCACTCATTAAGAAGGTGAACTTGGTAATTGAATTTCTTGACTTAAAGAAAACAACCACCTACAACCCGCTTACTCGTGACCAGTTAGAGGAGATGAAAACACTAATTGCCGGCAGGTTAGAAACTATCCGTAAAGATGCAATCTTTGCACCTAATCCATCCGGCTTATGTAAGTTCTGCCACTATCGTAAAAGCAATGGTGGTCCTTGCAAATGGTAACTAAAGTTATACTTGAACGTGATCTTGAAAAGTATTTCACGGCTCAGTGCAAAAAGCGTAAGCTGTTATCTTTAAAGCTGCATGTAAAGTTTGCCCGTGGCTGGCCTGATCGTATTGTGCCGATAGAAAACGGCCAGGTCTTGTGGGTGGAACTAAAGCGGCCAGGTGGCAAAGTGTCAGCATTACAAGCCAAGAACCACCTTGATCTACTTAAACTTGGGCATGAAGTTTATCTTATAGACTCTAAAGAAGGGATTGACCGTGTATTGGGAACCGCATGAATACCAGAAGAAAGCTGTAAAGTTTTTGGTTGAGCACGGTTCTGGCCAGTTATGGCTAGACCCTGGCTTAGGTAAGACCAGTATTACGCTGGAAACGTTTAAGGTCTTAAAAGCTGCCGGTGCCGTAAAGAAGGCACTGATCGTGGCGCCACTTAGACCGGCCTATGCTGTATGGCCTGAAGAGATTAAGAAGTGGGATAACTTTGCTGACCTAAAGATCAGTGTACTGCATGGGCCTACGAAGGACCGATCTTTAACAGACAAGGCAGATATACATGTGATTAACTTTGAAGGACTGCAGTGGTTGTCAAAGTCTTTGGCAGGTAAGCCATTTCCATACGACCTACTGGTAGTTGATGAGATCAGTTACTTACGGAACACGCGGACTGAGCGGTTTAAGTGCCTATCACCATTCCTTGACAAGTTTAAGCGCCGGTTCGGGCTAACTGGTTCACCTGCACCAAATAGCTTAATGGACATCTTTGGTCCACAGTTGGTGATTGATCGTGGTGCCACCTTTGGTCGGTTCATCACACACTTTCGAACAAACTACTTCTATCAGACTGGCTATGGTGGTTACACATGGGCACTAAAGCCTGAAGCAGCTGACAAGATCTATGAATTACTAGGTGACAAAGTCCTTCGTATGAAGGCAGAGGACTATCTTGATATGCCAGAATTGCTGCTTAATCGGGTTTATGTAGACTTACCTGAAGCAGCAAAGAAGCTTTACAAAGAACTTGAAAGCCAGTTACTTATTGAGTTTGATAGTAATCAAGTGTCGGCCACCAATGCTGCAGTGGCTGTCGGTAAGTGCCAACAAATAGCAAATGGTGCAATTTACTTAGATGACACCGATCATGAATACAAAATTATTCATACTACAAAGATCGATGCTCTTGATGAGTTAATCGAAGGTCTGAACGGCAAGCCTTGCATTGTGGGGTATCACTTTAACCACGATCTAAAGCGGTTACAGAAGTACTTGCCAAGTGCGCCTTACATTGGTTCAGGTGTCACGCCAAAAGAAATGCAGAAAGTAATTGACAAATGGAATGCCGGTGACATACCAGTTTTATTTGCGCATCCACAGTCGGCAGGTCATGGGTTGAACCTGCAAGGTAGTGGACATGCGGTGATCTGGTTTAGCAATACATGGTCATTAGAAATCTATGATCAGTTTATTCGTAGGCTTTGGCGCCAAGGTCAAAGGAATAACATTGTGGTTCATCAGATCATTGCTAGAGACACGATTGATGAGGCCATTGTGTCAGCCATTAACAGTAAAGACAAAACCCAGCAGGCTCTTATGAATGCAGTAAGAGACTATTCACAAAAAGTAAAAGAAAGAGAGAAAATAAATTAGAGCAAGTGTTTACTTTACTAAAAGTATGGTATAATGTAATTGTTTACTTAGGTAAGCACACTAAAATTCTTAACTACAAAGGAACTAAACTATGAAAGCCGGAAAACCCTATTGGTCAATTCACATTAATTCAATCAGGTTAAAAAACACACTTCCAAAACAAGAGTATTTAACCAAGGTTAAAGAACTTAGGCAAGACTTAAGACAAAGTCTTAACAACAAAACTGACTACAACATAAAAGAAGATGCCAATAAAGCATACAAAGCACTGCCTGAACACTTACAAAAGTGGACAACAGTAGAAGAATGTACACCTATTAGTTTAGGTCTTGGCTGGTGCTAATCAATAGAGGCTTCGGCCTCTTTCTTAACAACTGAAAGGAAATTATGAGTGACCCGTATTTTTATATAGCATCTCCATTTTTTAATGCTGAACAACTAAACACGGTTGAAAGCATTAAAGATATTTTGGACAACAATAACCTTACATACTTTAGCCCTAAAGATGAATGCATGTACAAGGAAGGTGAAACAACGCCTGAGGAAGTCCTTGAAATAAACATCATGGGGCTAAACAAAACTGACATATGCGTATGTGTTACCGATGGCAAAGACCCTGGCACCATGTTTGAAGCCGGTTGGTGTTATGCCAAAGGCATTCCATTGATCTATGTCTGGCTTGGTGGCTTACCTGGTCAAAAATTTAATCTTGTATTGGCAGCATCAGGTTCAGTAGTTCGTAGTTACGAGCAATTAGATCTTGCAATCAAGGAAATTAAAGATGTAGGCGCATTTATCCGTAGGAACTGGTCCGAGGAGAAGATGGACTATGAATAGCACTGACTTTGATTTCTTTATGCAAAGCTATACGCTTGAGCATACAAAACGCTATAGCATGAAGCCGGTGGTTCACCAAGAGAGTGTGGCAACACACAGTTTCTTTGTAGCCCTTGGCGTACTTATGCTATCAAGCAGCTATAAGTTTGATGTTGATAAGGCAGTCAAGATTGCCATATGCCATGACTTGGCTGAAATGGAAATCTCTGATGTAAACCATCTGGTCAAGAAGAACTTTCCAGTAGTTGCCGAAGCACTTAAAAAGGCAGAGCACGATATTGTGAAAGGCTTCCCAGAACAGCTTAGAGAGTATTGCACTCTGTACCATGGTGAATCGCCTGAGGCGCTAGCGGTACATTATGCCGATGCTTTACAGTGTCTACAGTACTCATCCAATGAGATGGGGCTAGGCAACAATGGCTATATGGTCGATGTCTTTGAAAATAGCGGCAAACGGTTATCGGAACTTGAGGAAAAACTTGAACCTTACAAGGTGCTGCCATGAAAACGACAGATCAAGTTTTAGAACAGAGAGGCGAGGTGTATGGTGATTTTTTTGAGGGTGTCTCATTAGAAGCTGTTATCCTTGAAAATATAAAGGACAGGTATCGCAAGCAACATAAGCAAGAGATGGATCCTGTCTATGTTATTTATCTCTCTAAGATTGCTATGAAACTTTCTCGGTTGGCCGTATCCCCTGGGCATATGGACAGCTGGACAGACATTGCAGGTTACGCTCGGTTAGTAGAAATTCAACTCACAAAGGAAATGAAAAATGCCAAAGGTCAGAAAAGAACAAATGCCGCATCTTCAACAGATGCACACAAAGCTTAAATTCGGTCAAGCTGTAAAGCCTATCGAGTTTGTTAACCAACTGGAGAACATAGACGTACAGATCGTCCATGCACCTACCATTCCAGAGTTTCGTAAGACCATATCGGTCTTCTTAATGAATACATGGAATGACAAGATCGAATGGGATTTTCCTGAGGACGCCATCAGTCAAACCATTGATGAGCTATTCCGGTATGAGCTGCTACCTACTGCAATGGAGACGATCAAC